CACCAGAAACTTATGTTGAAGATCGTCGTGAATACGTATCTCAAGAAATGGTACTCAAAGGTGACTATCAAAACGATGATAAATCTGTTTCTGTTGCAGCCAATGGTGCATGTTTTACTAATGAATTCAAAGGTGTTATTCCTGAAATCATTGACGAATACTATGGTAATCGTTCGATAATCAAGAAAAAGATGCTTAGTGTTGAACAAGAACTCGAAGTTACAACTGATCCTCAACACAAATCAGCTCTTTCCAAAGAAGCTAACAATCTACATAACCAGCAAATGGCTATCAAGATTGCTATGAACTCTCTATATGGTGCCACTGCTAATATTTACTTCTTGTACTATATTAACGACATGGCTGAAGCAATTACAACATCTGGTCAGTTATCTATTCGATATGCTCAAAACTCAGTGAATACATATCTCAACAAGATACTTAAAACAAATGACAAAGACTATATCGTCTATATCGATACCGATTCAATTTACGTTGACTTCGGTCCACTCGTTAAAGCGTCATTCGGTACAACTGATATTGATCGTAAGAAAGGCGAAGAGTTCCTTGATAAAGTTTGTTCATCAAAGATCGAAGAAGTAATCGAAAACGGTTACAAAGAACTCGCATCTAAGATGGGTTCATATCGTCAAGCAATGGTAATGAAACGTGAAAAGATTACTGATAAGTCAGTGTTCATTGCCAAGAAACGTTATATTATGAATACCCTTAACTCTGAAGGTGTACACTATGAAACACCAAAGATCAGTGTTACAGGTCTCGAATCAGTACGATCTTCTACTCCCGAAGTATGTCGTAATAAACTTAAGGAATCGTTCTCAGTTATTATGAATGGCGATGAAGAAGCTGTTCAAGAGTTTATTGAAAACTTCCGACAAGAATTCTACAAGCTTCCACCTGAAGATGTGGGTCGTAATTCTGGTACTGATAACATCGATAAATATCGTGACAAGGGTAATCTATATAAGAAAGGTTGTCCAATGCACGTTCGTGGTTGTATCCTCTTTAATCATTACCTTAATCAAAAAGGTCTTGCCAAGAAGTTTACAACAATATCAGGTGGCGATAAAATCAAATTCTGCTATCTTAAAACTCCAAATCCAATCAAGGAAAACATCATCTCATTTCCAGGTGTTCTTCCAAAAGAATTCGGATTACATGAATACATCGATTACGAAAAGCAATTCGAAAAAGTATTCTTATCTCCGTTGGAATCTATCCTTGAAGCTGTAGGTTGGTCAGCAGTTAAAATTGCAACACTTGAAGATTTCTTTTCATAAGGAGGAACTAATGACTGAATTAGAAAATTTAATAAAAAAGCACAACCATCATCATAAGTTGATCGAAGCTGCTGAAGCTGAAAAAGCACCAGAAGAATTTATCAAAAAATTAAAAGTAGAAAAACTTATCATCAAAGACCAAATTCAAAGGATGGAAAATGCGGATTGATAATGAAATCAAACTAGACTATAAAGATGTTTTGATTAGACCAAAACGTAGTACTCTTCAGTCTCGCAAAGAAGTAGATGTATCGATAAGATATAAGTTTACAAACTATCAACCAAACTTTCCAGATAATGTCCGTGAAGTCATAGGCCACTATAACGGTGTTCCTATTATGGCTGCAAATATGGACGGTGTTGGTACATTTGAAATGGCCGATACATTAGCCGAACAAAATATGTTTACTTGTCTCGTTAAAACATACTCAGCAAAAGACCTTACAGAATTCTTTGGAGACTTTGAGAAGTCTCATTCTAGGATAAATAACGTTGCAATGAGTATTGGTATTGGCGAAGATGATTGGTCAAAACTTGCCGAAGTCTATCAATATACATTAGGAACATTAAAGTATGTATGTGTAGACGTAGCAAATGGTTATACTGAAAGATTTATAGACTTTATACGTGTTTTAAGAGAAACATATCCGGCAATAGTAATTATAGCAGGTAACGTTGTTACCGCAGATCAAACACAGGAGTTAATTTTAAATGGAGCTGATATCGTTAAAGTCGGCATTGGTCCTGGTTCTGTATGTACTACTCGCGTACAAACTGGCGTTGGCTATCCTCAACTCTCCGCTATCATCGAATGTGCAGATGCTGCGCATGGTCTTGGCGGTCACGTTATTGCCGATGGCGGTTGCTCTACTCCTGGAGATGTAGCAAAAGCATTTGCCGGTGGAGCTGATTTTGTAATGTTAGGTGGAATGCTTGCAGGCCACGATCAAGGTGGTGGCGAAGTCATTACTAAATACTACGAAACAGATGAGTTAATATATGAAGTCGCATTTCATATAGATAAACGTGCACATAGAGTAGAAGAAAAACAATTTGTAAAATTCTATGGAATGAGTTCAAACACTGCAAACGTTCAACACTTTGGTGGTCTTAAAGATTATAGATCATCCGAGGGAAGAACAGTGTTGACAAAATACAAAGGATGTGTTACAATGACTATACAAGATATATTAGGAGGAGTTAGATCTACCTGTACCTATGTAGGCGCAAACAAGATCAAAGATCTTTCTAAGTGTACAACATTTATTCGCTGTACTGATACTCATAATCGAGTATTCGAGTCAGCAACTATAGGAAATTGAAAGGAGATATATTATGGCAAAGTGGGCAACACCCAAAAGTAATGACTGGGCTGCAGACATTAACGCAATGCACAAAAAGTTTGGCGTTAAAGAATGGTTTGAAGCCAACAAAGACAATCGAGAACTTATGGAAAAATACATTAAGTTTCGTCTCTCGATGTGTAAGGAGGAATTAGATGAAACAATGGATGCAATCGAAGCTAGAGACCCTGAAGAAATTGTTGATGGTCTTATCGACATGTGCGTTTTTGCTATTGGTACTCTCGATGTATTTGGCGTTAATGCTAATGATGCTTGGGATCGCGTGTACAGCGCTAATATGGCAAAAAGTCCTGGAGTTAAAGAGGGCCGTCCAAATCCGTTTGGATTACCGGACTTAATGAAACCCGAGGGCTGGGAAAGTCCTTCACACGATGGAAACCACGGTGATCTAAAGAAAGCAGTATAAATGGACGATGAGCCAAGGAAACAATGGGTAAGACCCGATGAGCCGGCTAAGTTAGTCGCATTAAGAAAAGCATTAACCGATCTCGATATAGAATACGCAGTAAGTAAACGAGATAAGAATTTAGTTAATCTTAATATATGGATAGGTGAAGAATAAATAAAAATCGAGTCGGTGGTCAAAGCCGGCTCTTTTTTTAACTAAATGAACGTGGTAAAAGCGTTCTATAAAAAGGAGAAGTTATGGAATATTTAACTCTATGGAGCACACTTGGGTTCCTATTTGCTGCATACGCAGTAATTGCCAATGATTCAGTACAGACACTTGGTACTTGGATGGCATCAAATAACGAAAAATTTAACTACAAAACATTATGGGCTGCAGCATCTGCTGTTCTTATCGCAACATTGTGGTATGGTTGGTCTATTAATGGTGGTGATATATCATACGGAAGATTGAATAGAATTCCGTGGCAAGAAATTCAATGGTATCATGCAGCAGCGCCTGGTATTCTTGTATTACTTACACGACTGGGAGTTCCGGTATCAACATCCTTTTTAGTGTTGAGTGCTTTTGCAAGTACTTTTGTGCTAGAAAAGATGTTAATGAAATCAATTATGGGATATGGTATTGCAGCATTCTTTGCTTATGGAGTATGGTTCTTTGTAAGCCGATGGTTAGATGAAGCTGCAGATGTACAAGAAAGAAACAAAAACCTTTGGAGAGTTCTTCAGTGGTTTGCAACTGGTGGTTTATGGTGGACTTGGTTGTCTCACGATATGGCTAACATTGCAGTATTCTTACCTCGTCAAGTACCGGTAGATCTAATGGTAATGATTAGTATCGTGTTTGTAGTTGGCCTGTTCTTTATGTTTAGAGAACGAGGTGGTAAAATACAACAGATCGTATTAGAAAAACACAATACAAGATACGTACGATCTGCTACATTAATCGACTTATTTTATTGGATGTGTTTATACTTCTTTAAAGAATTAAACGACATTCCTATGTCAACAACTTGGGTATTCGTTGGAATGCTTGCAGGACGTGAACTTGCCATTGCGCAGTTTACTGGTAAGCGTAAATTCAGTAGTGTATTCCCATTAGTTGGAAGAGATTTTATGAAAATGATGATTGGTCTAGGCGCCTCGGTTGCTCTAGTATTATTGATTCATTATGTTATTGTTCCAAACGGATTGTAACAATTTGTTACCCAGTGTTATCGGTAACATTTCGGTAGCACTGGGCTTTTAATCATAAATAAATCATGCGCCTGTAACTCAGTGGATAGAGTATCGGTCTACGAAACCGAAGGTCATATGTTCGAATCATATCAGGCGCGCCAATTGGATAAGGAGGTCCCACCATGTGCACACCGTTTGTACGTAAAGAAGCCAACCGTCTTAACTGGTTAATTAAAGGCCAGCTTATAGATATAAATGCAAATGATTCTACAGTGGAATCAATATACGATTCCTACTTTAAAAGATTATGGAATAATATTGAAAGATCCGAATATGGTTCTGTAGGATTTGAAGCAGCATATAAAGCTCGTGAAGCAGAAGTTATTAATGCTGAATTAGAATATGTAGCCAATCGAGGTTACGATTAAATAAGTTGACAATAAGTCGCTTATGTGATATAAATAAACATGTAAACGTTGAAGCAACGTGAAATTGGATCGGACTCGGGGGCAGTACCCGACAGCTCCACCATAAAGGTACTAGTGTCCAGTTAAGTTTGGAACGCATCTGATAAAGCGGCTAGTACCTTTATGATGGGGCTGAACTAGGATCGACGGACGATGTAGTGAAGTGGAGTTTACCGGATGATCGCGTATAGATCAACATAAACTAAATGCAAATGAAAATTTCGCACCATCTGGATTTGCCTTAGCGGCATAATCACAGGGAGTTGGCCACTTACTTAGCAACAGGAAATGTGGTAATTAAATTATTATGAGGATATTATGTCAAGCAAACTAAAAGAGCTTACTTGGGCTCATCACCAAGCAGCCGAACGTAGAAAATTTGCAAAAGAATTACTTTCCGGCAGTATAGATCCAGCTCTATACCACAGATTTCTTTGTGCTCAATATATGAATTATGAAGTACTCGAGCGCAATGCAATCATTCCACCAAATCTAAACAAAATTAAAAGATCAAGGCGTATCTTTCAAGACATTCGTGAGCTTGAACAGCTTTTTGGTCTTAAACCATCAGGAGAGTTTCCTCCATCAGTATCTAAATATGCAGCACATATTAATGCATTAGCAGATGCTGACGATAATCATTCGTTACTTGCTCATATGTATGTACGCCATTTTGGTGAATTACACGGTGGCCAAATGATTAAGAAGAAAACTCCCGGCAACGGACTTATGTATGAGTTCGATGGAGATACTAAAGTTCTTATTGCTGAATTCAGAGAATTACTAGATGATAGTATGGCTGAAGAAGCAAAGAGATGTTTTGACTTTGCGTCAGAATTATTTGACGAATTATCAGTTGACATTGAGTGATCTTTAGTATATAATTAAATCAATAGTTAATAAAAGGAGCCTCGTTATGCAGGAACAAGAACAAATCGAAACGACTATTCCACTAGAAAAGAACCTTAAAAGAGCTGATCGTATGGCAAGATCAGATGCAGCTCGGCAAAGGCGCAAGGAATTAAAAGTAGTCCGTGAGACAGTTATAGAAAATGCATACGCAAAAGCACGAAGGGCTCGCAAAAACAAATGAATCATGAGCTAGAAGTACAAGTAGACGAAAATGGAGACTATTTTATAGTTCTC